ATACAACAATGCACACAAACATGGACGCAAGGTGGTACACCAAGAAGGATTCTAGACAGAGGCGCGGCGTTCATAAAATGTTTACAAATGAAGAGGTGCAAAACCCTTGCAATTCTTTTAGTTTAAGAGTACATTAAAACCATGAAACACAACAGCGTTTCAAATACCGAACATCAATCACTTACAAACAAAGGAGATAAGACCACATGAAATGTTCTATTAAGTACGTTCTGCTCACTGCTGTTAAGTCCAAGAAGGTTTTTGACCTTCTGTTCATCGAAGTGCACAATGTCCGCACCTGTACTGAGTGTGCCAAGCTGGACGGCTACAAAGTCGTAGCCAGCAAGGCGGGGTCTAAGGCGTTTGAGATGGATGCTCTCGATGTTAACTATCCGAACATCCTTTCTGTGATGTGTGGTGTTGTCCCGGCAGACCTTGCATGGAACGACCTTCACAGCCAGCTTGAAGAGACGGGCGTAAAGCCGGATGACGATGAGCCGGATGACTCCCAGAAAGAAGAGGTAGACAATGCCTGATAACTGCACTGCCGGTTGCTGTATTCCGGCTAATGTGTCCTATGTCCTGTTCTATGAGGACGCCGCCCAGAACATTTACGGGCTGGTGTACGACAAGGACGAAAACCTTTCGAATATCGTGTCTGGTGTGGGCCGCTTTGACCCCATTCCCCTCACGGCATTCGAAGAGGGCGCAAGACACGGCTTTCCGTACAGTCCCGCGTGGAATCCCTGCTGTCATGAAAACAAGACCATGACCCAGATGGAAGCGGAGCTGAAAGCTCAGAACCATCTCATTGCGACGGTCTACAACGACCATCTCAAGCCCTCTGCACTCTACCCCGCCAACGCTGACCCCGTCGGCAAGCAGTTCCTCAGTCGTTGGATTTTCGGTTGAAGGGGGTGCAGAACCATGCAGGACATTAACAACAAGCTGGCCGCAATCGTTGACTTTCTCTCGAAGATGTACAACGCACAGGCCAAAACAAACGAACTGCTTTATACTATCATCGACAAGCTGGACGTCATTCACGCCGCCCAGAAACTGTAATAAGGAGACTATATTATGGCTACTTTCAAAAAGAATCGTTCGACCGTTGCCGCCCCTGAGTATGACGACAAGCCCAAACTGAACATCAAGGGGGCGACGGTCAGCGGCTGTCGTTTCCTCAGTGACAAGGTGATTGCATTCACCCTCAACCTTCCCGGCCTTGCCCTCTACAACATGAAGGTTATCGACGGCAAGAACGGCGCGTTCGTCGCACCCCCTCAGAACAAGAGCAACAAGAGCGACCGTTGGGTGGACGCCGTCGGGGTGTGGCTCAACAGCGACGACGAAGAGGCCATTTCACAGGCCGTTATCAACAACGCGACGCAGGCGGGCGACCCGGTGGACTGGAAAACCCGGCATGAGGTGTGATAATGGGAAAGCGTAACAAAGAAGTTACGCTTGACCTCTATACTAACGACGGCTGGGTGAACATCCCAGCCGTTTCTAGTTTAGGGGCATGGTGTAACATTATAATAGGTAAACGACAGGTGGGCAAAACCTACGGCACACTGTTGTATGAGTTGACGAACGACAAGCCATTTCTGTATCTGCGACGCACCACCACAGAGCTTGACGCAATCACATCTGACCCACAGCTTAACCCCTTCTTACCTCTCAAGAATGAGGGGCTTGATGTGGACATTGTGAAGAGCGGAAAGGTGACATACACCATCGGACAGTATGAGTATGAGGATGGAAAGCCCAAGGACTGCATCAAGAAATATGGCATAGGGATGACCCTTCCCAGCATCGCAAACATTCGCGGTTTCAACGGCTCTGCTTTTTATGATGTCGTGTATGATGAGTTCATCCCGGAGAAAATCGTTGTGAAACGCAAGGCAGAGGGCGACGCTCTTTTGAATGCCTATGTTACTATCAACGGCAACAGGGAACTTGAAGGAAAACCCCCGCTGAGAATGTGGCTTCTTGCAAACGCCTTTGATATTACTTCCCCCGTGTTGGTTGAACTGGGTGTAGTTGATGAGATTGCGAAAATGGCAAGAACGGGCAAAGAATGGACGCTTACAGACAGCGGCGTTTTCCTCTGTATGCCGAAGTCTCAGCGGGTCAGTGAGAAACGCGCTCAAACAGCGTTCATGAAACACATGATGAAAAACAAGGATTCAAAGTTCTATCAGATGGCAATGGAAAACAAGTTTAGTTATAACAACCTTGAAGCCGTCCATCCGATGAGTTTGCGCGGCATGAAACCGGAGTTCAAAGTCGGGGAGCTGTATTGTTACAAATACGACGACACACATTATTACCTTTGCAGTTCCCCGCACCAGTCCCACGAAGTATTCCCCGATACGCAGGCCGGGCGAAACACCTTTAGACTCGCTCATCCTTACTTTGGTTTGATGTTTGTTTTGGGTCAGGTCTGGTGTGCCGATGTTCCGGCCCTCATCAAGATAAGAGACTATCTTGACATGAAGGAAGAGTGAGTGCTATTATAAAGGTGCGGGGGACTCCAAAAGATAGGCGCCCCGGAAGGGCGTGGAGTTGCATTCTTATCTTGCACACCCCCGTTTCATGAAAGGAGTGAAGCAAATGCTTCTGTACTCATATAGGACAGACGCTAACACGTTTGTCTCCCCTCACTTCAAGGTGAAGGAGTTTCACAGCCGGAAAGACCCCTGTGACAATGTCATCATCGACCCCCGTTTGGTTGACCTCTTGGAGAACGTCCGACGCCTGACCGGCAAGCCGGTACACATCAATAGCGGGTATCGTTCCAAGGAGTACAACCGAACTATTAAAAATGCTTCTCCGAAGTCTCAGCATTGTGAAGGCAAGGCGGCTGACATCTGGATTGAAGGTATCAGCCCGGAGAAGGTAGCCCAGTATGCAGAGTGCTTCTTGGGAGCGTCTGGGGGTATCGGAATCTATCATACATTCACTCATGTGGATGTCAGAAACGGCAAGAGCCGTTGGAAAGGAGCTTATTAAATGAAACTCGATGACGTTCTTATGCTGGCTCGTGCAGGCTATTCCAAGGCCGACATCGCCGCCCTTCTGGGTAGCAATCCCGCACCCGCCCCTACTACTCCCAAGGCCGCACCGCTGACGGGTGCGCCCCCCTTGCCCGGTGACGTTGCAACAAATGTTACTGCTTCTGCGAGTTCGCCTGCCGCCCCGTCTGCACCGGACTGGGGCGCTATGGTCCAGAGTATCGCCGCCCTGACGGCGCGTCTGGACACTCTGGCAACTCCCACGGCGGGGAGTCTGGGCGGGGATACCGCCGACGCCGTTTCCGTCGATGACATTATCAGGGCGGCTATCACGCCCGCAACACCGGACGCCGCACCGGACTTCTCGAAGGGGGTGTAAATCGTGGCAAAATCCAAGAACAATATGCCCACTCTTGCTAAGGCTGACGTGTTCCGTCCGAAGGACGTCTATACCATCGTCAACGCCGTCTTGCAGGACGTCACCGGTCAGCGGGCGTTGACGGCGGTTGACACTTCGTCCTTTATCAACGTGGGTCAAATGTGTCTTTCCACCAGCAAAGAAGGGACTTTGCAGGCCCTTTCTAACATGGTGGCCCGCACCGTCATCACCAGCCGCGCTTATACGGGCCGCTTCACTTCTGTGGAAGTGAGTGAGCAGGACTGGGGGCTGTATATGCGGAAAATCGCCTTCTTTGCGGGCGAGTTTGAACAGACCGACTTCGTCAACACCCAGCAGAACCCCGACACTCTGGTGGACGGTAACAGCCTTGATATGTACAAAATTAAGAAGCGTTACCCGTTCGAAATGTGGTACGGCGACCAAAAGACTCTGAACCAGACGTACACCCGTTTCCTTGACCAGCTCAGAACGGCGTTCCGGTCTGAGTCGGAATTCTCCGCTTTTATGCAAGGTCTGGCGGTCGAGATTCAGAACGACGTGGCCCGCTGGAAGGAGATGGAAAACCGCCTGTGCGTCATGAACTATATGGGCGCAATCTACAACACCGGCAAGCCGGGAAGCAAAGTCAATCTGACGGCGGCTTTCAACGTGGCCCGTAATACCGCCTATACCACCCACGAACTTCTGACGTCTCATTTGCAGGAGTTTCTTTCCTTCTTTGTGAGCCGTCTGGAAACGGATACTGCGCTTCTGGAAGAGTCTACTGAGCTGTTCCACCTGACGCCCCTTTGTACCGATGACAAGGGAAACACCCTGCATCTGTTCCGTCACACTCCCAAGAGTGAGCAGAAACTTCTTCTGTACCAGCCTCTTATCAACGACGCCAAGGCGTGGGTTTACCCTGCTATCTTCGGCCCGGGTTATCTGAGCTTTGGCAATTATGAGGGCGTCACCTTCTGGCAGAACATCAACGACCGCTCTGCAATCAGCGTCACGCCTGCTCAGTTCAACGTGAACACCGCCGAAGCGGAGCAGGGCCAGCCCGTCAAACTCGATTATGTGGTGGGCCTGCTGTACGATAAACGCGCAATGGCTACCACCTACTTCAAGGACAACGTGTGGACGACTCCCTTTAATACGCGGGGCGAGTACTGGAACATTGAACACCACTGGAAGATGAACTACACCCTTGACCCCACGGAGAACGCAATCCTTTATTATATGGCTGACCCGGTCACACCCGGCCCGTAACCGCTGAACGCCCCGCCCCCTATGGGGCGGGGCTTATTTTATAGAAAGAGGTGATAAAATGGCAGGCACATTTGAGGGAGCAGTCCCCGCCCCCAGTGTTGAGCACGGGTATCATTTTCACTTTGGAAACGTCGAAAAGCGGCTCAATTCTACCAAGGCTTTTGACTATGGTGTGTTGAAGGATTTAGAGCGGTGCGATTTTAAGAAACCCACCAGCATGGAACACCCGGTTATTTACTGCACTATCAATTCCATCAATATCTCGCCGCAATGGAATTACTGCCACTGCGAAGAAACCAAGTCGTTTTACTGGATTGATGATATTACCACTCTTCGGGCGAACATCTGGCAAATCAGTCTGAGCATCGACCCCCTTGCAACATATCGTGAAGCAATTCTTAAAACCAAGACGTTTATTGAATACGGTTTCAACAGCGACGCAAGCGGGGCAACATTCCGTTTACAGGACGCGCGGCAGAACGTCGCAAGACGTCCCACGGTTTCGACCGTAGCCGTTGACATTACCGACGGCAATTTAGACCCGGACACAGGCGTCTATATGCTGTCCTGTGTGGGCAAGGGTGGGCTTGCCACTTATGCCGTAAATCAGACGACCATGAACACCCTGTTAACGGCGCTTTCCACTTTATGGGCGGCAGAAACGAAAGCGATGGTTGACTGGAAACTTGCTCTTCCTGAGTTTATGAACAAGTTCGTTTTCGGCTCTTCGGCAGTCGAGAACATCCGTTCTTGTTACTGGCTACCTATAAACTTTGGACGGTACGGCGCGGGCCGTCAGACTCCTATCACGTTGGGCGGCTTTGATACGGCGGTTTCTGGGCGTATCGTTTCCATGAAGGATAATAGAAAGGTAACAACAGCCATTCCCATTCCGTGGCCCGCTGACGACTGGAAACGGATGAATTGCCAGATTCAAGTTTACGTCCCGAATATCGGCGTTGTAGGTATCCCGGTAGACCAGTGTAACAACGCCTTGACTGTTGACATTGAATGGTGCTTGACTTTGATAGATGGGTCTGTTACTGTAAGAGTATCAGCAGGAGACTATACGGCATTTGTTGGCAGTACGAACATCTCAAGCCCCTACGGAATAGGCGCAAGCAACATTGACCCCATCAAGGCAATGGGCGGGGCGTCTACCATTGTGGGCGGTGCAATGGAGTTCGGCGGGGGAGTCGGTGCGGCTATCCTGACCCCGGGACTCATCGGCAAGGCAAGCGGCGTACAGGCGGCAATGCAGGGCGCGGCAACTGCCGCCGAAGGATTGCGGCAGACCATTACACCCATCACACAGAGCGTGGGCTTCACGGCAGGCGCGTCACAGACGCTCTTACCCACCGAAGCGCGGCTGACGCTTCTGTATTATCCCCCGATTGACGATGCAGGGTATCAGGGTTTGTATGGGTATCCCGTTATGAAGGTGGCAACGCCTGTCTCTGGGTACTGCAAGACCCGGGGCTTCTCCTGTCAGCCAGAAGGAGCAATGCCGGACGAAATAGCATATATCAACCGCGCAATGGACAGCGGCGTATTTATCGAGTGAGGTGAAGATAATGTATCAGTGTTACAATGGTTTCTTTGATGGGGGCGTTCCATGTGGAACATTCATCAAGAGCATTTCCGTTGACGCCCTCAATTACTGGGAGCGTTCCTTCTTCCAGAGATGCCGCTCAATCATCGAGTTCGACGGCCTGCCCGAAGCCGCACCCGGACAAATCGGCTGGGACTATGATGCATTCATGTATCAGCTTTTCAGAATGGGTTATGCCGTAGTGTTCAACACAAAGAAATACGGCATGGTGGTACAGCCCGGGTATCCTTCGGGGTATGGCTTGCAGTATCAGCCCCGGGCGATGACCATTTCAACCCAGTTCTTCCAGTTCAACCGCCCCCTTGAAATAGGTACTGAGTGCGGCGTCATCAAACTTACCCCCGACTATCGGGGTATCTGGGATATTATCACCAAGTATGCCGTTGAGATGCAACACGCAGAGGTTGCTATCCGACAGAGCGCCTTGAACTCCCGGTTTGCGTATGGTGCGTTCGCCAAAGACGACAAACAGAGAAGAAGTCTTGAACTAATGTTCCAACGGCTGGCAAACGGTGAACCCGCAATCGTTCTCAATCCCGATTTGAAACGCCCCCTTGACGGTAAGACCGGAGAGGGCGGGGCTTATGAACTGCCCATCATGCAAATTGACCGTGATTTGTCGAAGAATTTTATCCTTCCCGAACTCATGGAGTTCAGACGGACGATTCTGATGGACTTCTACCGGGAACTTGGAATTAAAGTCCAGCCCGACAAGAAGGAAAGGATGAACGTTAACGAAAGCGAAAGCGCGGACGCTGAGACGTTTAACCGTCGTGAAGTGTGGAGAATCTGCCTTGAAAAGTCCCTTGATGAAGTGAACAAAATGTACGGCCTGAACATTACTTTCAAAATCAATGAACCGAAGCAGGACACAGAAGGGAGTGGAAATAATGCCGATTTATTACGGAACACTGGTAAATGAGCTGGACAGCGGTGCAAACCTTGAAGCACTGCTCATGTACGACCATGACCTTTTTGCAAACATGGTGTTGCCCGTGGGGCTGGATAAGATGCAAGCTATTTCGGCAATACGCCGCCTGCACGGGCTTGCCCCGTTGTACCACCCTGACCCCTTCTATATGAAGAATGAGCTTTATTTCTGGTCAAAACAGCACTGCCCCATCTGGGAAAAACTTTATGCAACGACGAAGCTGGAATATAATCCCATTTGGAATACGGAAGTGTCCGAACGAAGCAAGGATACCACGACCACAGACCGGGATACCAGCACCCAGAGCGACGCCCACAGCCACGGCGGGGCAACAGATACCGCCTCTGCCAACAGCACAAAAGGCGGGTGGAACACTGAGGATGGCGCATACCATGAAGATACTGCCGCCGACGGCTGGAAAACCGACGACGCTACCCAGCACAGCAAAACCGTGCATGACGGGTGGAACAAAGAAGATGGACACTATCACGACAAAAACCTTTCGACGGCAGAGGGTGAGAAAACCCGTGACTTCGTCGAAGATGTTAAAGGCACTCTTGATAGCCAAGTTGATACTACTTCTCATACCGGTGTTGTCGGGACGCGGGACACGACCCACGACGAAACCATGACGGACAAAATCGACACGACCAAAAACACCGTCAGCGATACCGAAAACAAGCTGTCTGCCGAAAACGAAGCCACATACCAGCCGGACAATTCCAGTCATACTGTCACCGATGAGAAGGGCCATTCGGACGAAGAAAAGAAAACCAACTGGACGGAACACGAAGACACGACCCAGAACACCGACTTCACGCAGGGCGTGACGACTGACCAAGATACCACCCAGAACACCGAAAATCACGCCTTTGAAACTACCCGGGATTTGTCCACTTCTGACACTCACGGTGATACCCATTCGGCGGCGTCTGACGGTACGGTTGACGATACCCGTGCAGAAAGCATCTCGAAAGACCAACACGCCGACAAGGGAACTACCAAGGGCGGAAGTGTCAAGAAAAACCAGTACGACGACCGAACCCGGGATGAGTCCTTGAAGGACAACAAACACAATGAACACGCCGTGTCACTCGAGACGGGGAAAGAGAACACCACCGTCACCGTGACACATGAGTACAGCAAATCGGGCAACATCGGCGTCACGACCACCCAACAGATGATTGAAGCAGAAAGGGCCGTTGTTCTGTTCGATATTTATAATAAAATCGCTGACGACTTCCACCGCACTTTCTGCCTTGACTGTTATTGATGGGGGTGCTAGAATATGAATGAAGTGATAGCCGCCGTAATTACCGGAATTATCACCTTGACTGGTGTTCTCATCGCTAACAGTAAATCGCAGGCCGTCACCGATACCAAGCTGGACGAACTGACAAGAGAAGTCAGGGAACACAACACCCTGATTTCAAGAGTCCCCGTCTTGGAAGAGCAACTGAAAGTTGCAAACCACCGGATAGAAGACCTTGAAAGTGAAGTCCATCTTCTCAGAGAAAGGGGGTGTAAGCATGAATAAAATTAAGGTTGCTACTATGACCCGAACCGCCGTTCTGATTCTGGCTCTTGCTAACCAGATTCTCAGCGCTACCGGACACAGCCCTATCCCCGTGGATGATGCACAGCTTGAACAGCTCATCTCTACCGGTATGACTGTGGGCGCGGCTATCTGGGCATGGTGGGAGAACAACAGCTTCACCAAAGAAGCTATTGCCGCCGACAACTATCTGGAAAGCCTCATCGGCAGAAAGGAGAAGTAATGAACTGCAATCTTTACCCTAATTATTCCACCCCGGGCGACCCTTTCCAGTATGACCTTCGGTGGATGGTGGGCCAGATTCAGAGCTTGCAGGCGTTCGTGGAACAGCTTTCTAAGGGGCTGGATGCAAACAGCGGTAATATCGCCGCTCTGAATCAGGCTACAAAAGCCTTGACCGATGCACAGCACTGTATCAACGACCGTCTCAACAGCGGGGACTTTGAGGACGGGCGTTTCATCGAGTGGGCAGACAAAAACCTTCCTGCAATGGTCAACGAAATGGTGCGTTTCGTGTGGTTTGGGCTGACCGACTCCGGGCGCTTCTGCGCTTATGTCCCCGCAAACTGGAAGTGGCTCACCTTCGATACCGGTGCGGACATCACCGAACCGGAGTATGGCCACCTCATTATCAAGTATTACTAAGAAAGGAGTTATAACTATATGTCGTGTGATAAGAAATGTCATCCTTTTCCCATCGAACCCGCACCTTATGCACCGGGCGGGGAGTGTCACCCCTGCCGTCCTGACCCGTGCTGTCCCCCGCGCCCGCCGCGTCCGACGCCGCCCCCGCCCCCGGGGTGCGGGCCGTCTATGTACGTCGGGGCGCGGTACGTCCCGAAGTTTGCTGACCCCATCGACTGGGACATCGAGCGGGGTTATGAGTCCCTGACAATCGTCACCTATAAGGGCGAGTCCTACACTTCCAAGTGTCCCGTGCCGCCCGGTATCGACATCAAGAATGAACGCTACTGGGCGTTGACCGGTGCATACAATGCACAGGTAGAAGAGTACAAAAATCAGGTGAAAGACCTGTCCGAACAGGTTACGGGTTTTGCATCTGATAACAAGGAGTTCCGGGACAAAATCACCCAGTATGACAAGGACAACGCGGAGATGAAGAACACCGTGGCGTCCACCGTCGCCCGGGTGGACGCTCTGGCAGAGCGCGTGGACAACGCCGACGCGGCTATCTCTGACCTTCAGGCCGGGCAGGCACAGACCGTGAAGGACATTGCCGCACTCGAAGCGAAGGACGCTGACCTTCAGCGGCAGATTACTTCGAACGATACCGACATTGCCGCAATTCAGGCCAAAGACCGGGAGCAGGACGCACGGCTTGATGCAATCGAGACTGTCAACGATGCACAGGCCGCTACTCTCTCCCAGAACACGCAGGACATCGCCCGGAACACGGCGAACATTCAGGACAACGCCGCGAACATCGCCGTAAACTCCAAGGAGCTGGCAAAGCACGCGGCACAGCTCAAAGACCACGACGCCCAGCTCACCGTTCTGCATAAGGAAGTCACCGATAACCATACGGCTATCGAACGGCTCACCTCTGTCACCGACGGACTCCGGGCAGACCTCACCGAAGACGAAGCCAAAATTGCCCAGAACGCGGACGCAATCGCCCACATTCAGCAGAAGGACGTTCAGCAGGATGGGCGGCTGGACGCTCTTGAGAACCGCACCACCGCCGCCGAAGGGCGTCTCGATGCACTCGATACCAAGACCGACGCCACCAACGCCGCCCTTACCGCTGAGACGACCCGCGCAAAGGCGGCAGAGCTGGCAAACGGGGAGCTTATCGCCGCCAACGCGCAGGAGCTGGCAAAACACGCTGATGAACTGTCCGACCATGAGCGCCGTATCACTGCCCTGGAAACTAAGACCGACGGTCACACGCAGGACATCGCAGACCTCAAAGCCAAGGACGCCGCCCTTGATACTGCCATTGCCGCCGTTGACGACAAAGTAGAGCACCTTGAACTCATCGACCCGAAGGAGTACGCAAAAACCATTGCGCGTATCGACGCCAAAGACGCGGAGCAGGACGGCAAAATTCAGGCCCTCGAAACTGCAAGCGCTGACCATGTGACCAAGCAGGAGTTCGCCGCTGACCAGAAGCGGCAGGACGACATTGTGGGCGACTGGGCGACGGCGCACCCCGGGCAGACTATCGCGGAGTGTGTGACTTCTCAGGAGTCGGAGTTGGCAGAACACGCTGGGAATATCGCCAAACTGGAAGCCGACAAGGCGAACAAGACCGACATCCCCAGTCTCGACGGCTATGCTACCAAAGTGTATGTTGACACGGGGCTTTCTGCAAAAGTAGACACTTCCACATATACCACCGAACAGGCCGCACAGGATGAACTCATCAATAAAAAGGTTGACAAGTGGGAGGACAGCTACCAGAGAACGAAGTGCGTCGCAATGTTCGCCGCCGTGAACAAACAGGAAGACGGCACTATGGAGCTGTTCGGAGTCTTCCCGGCTGGTAACGGCCTTCGCAAAAATCCGAATACTTCCCCCTTCGCTCTGGCATTCGAAGAGGGTGGCACAGTTCGAATTTTCAAGCCGGACGGAACAGAGGTTAACAAGACGAACATCAAAGCCACTTATAACAACTGGGGCGCGGCTTATAACATGATGCCGACTCTTCGGGTGACGCTCAAGCCGACTTTTACCCCTGACTCTCCCTTCTATATTCTGCTGTATCAGAACGACGCCAGCAAACCCGATAGCCTCTAACAACAACAACAAAGCCCCCACTTCGGTGGGGGCTTTTCTTTATCCCAGTCTTTCAATGTCGATGTTCTCTGTGTTCACTCCGCCCACTTCATACCGGCGGGGACTCATGACAATCCAAGACGCCGACATGGTGGGCTTTGCAAAGTCGGTGCGCAGGCGGGGCGGCGCGTCGTGATAAGTGAGCATTTGCCCGCCTGCATCTTCAATAATAAGGAAGTCGTTCAGATTTTCAATGTCATCTTTGAGGGCGGCGACGCCCTCATTTTTCCCAACGCCTGCAATCGTGCTTTCGAGAACACCTTCACAATTTCGCGCGGCGTAACATTTGGCATGAAGAAAACGAAATTCCTGATACCCATAATCGGCCTGTGGGTGTTCGTCTTCGGCAACACCGATATAAACGCACTTGCCATTGTCTTTCTGAACGACGCACTTTCGGGCGATGCACTGACGTTTGATTTCTTCATTGTACTCATCAACTGCCGGGACTTTCTCGCCCTCAAATTTGCAGGAGTCGGTATCCCAGTATATGACCCTGTCCCAGCCCACAATCTTTAACAGCCGCCACAGCTTAAGCCGTGTCATGCTGGCAGTCCACAGACCCCAGAGGAAGGGAAAGGTGTTCTTCTTCGTCTGGGCTTTGGTCACTTCGTCATCGGTCATGTCATCCAGATTCTTTTCCCAGCTCAGTTTCTCGAACTCGATTGCATCCCCGATGTCTGCCGTGTACTCATCCCGGATTTGCTTCTGTGCCGTCGCCCCGTATATGGTGTTCACGCAGATTTTACTAAAGGCGTATTCCGGGCTACCCTTCATTGTCTCTTTGATACGGAACTTTTCAAGAATCGTATGTCGGAAAGACTCAGGCAGATAAGCCAGACGAAACGCAAAAGATTCAGCCGCTACCATTTCAGAATAGTTGTACCCTTCCCGGATTCTCTGCCAGTCGTTTGAATCGCAGTACAGCAGGAGCGTCCCTTCTGCGTCCAGAACTCGCCCGTTGTCCTCTTCTCCGATGACCTCACTGTTGATGCACTTACTACGGCTTATGCAAGGGTCTGGGCATTCATCTTTGATACTGAGTCCCGTGATTGCAATTTTACCGACCCAGCCCATACCCGCGTCAATCAGGGCATTCATGTCCTCTTCGGGGGTATCCTCTGGAAGGTCAAACGGCTTGCCCGTGGGGAACTTCCATAGTAACTGTTGGGACGGGTGGGCGCTCTTGAAGTCGTAGGAATTGCAATTCTTAAAGGTGTACCCCGCTTTCCATCTTGCCCCGTGTGTGTCGCCGCCTGCCATTGCCTTATATGCAATGTAGGTCTGTGTCTTGGAAAGCGTCAAGGCGTCCTTGATTTTGGCGAACCCTTTGTCTCTGTTCAGATTCTTGTTAACTTCCTGCTTGACAAGACCGGTATTTGTGAGCGGTATTGTTGCTTCATTGAACCCGTGTTCTTTCTTCATCCGCTCTATTGCTTCATACAGTCCCAAGACGTCGTTGACGCAATAGGCAAACTCTTTATCATCAAGGGGAGTGTCGGGAGTGCGATAAACGGTATAATCCAAATCGCCCTTCAATTTCTCATGCTTGCAACCTTTCGTGGCTTTTGCAAGAGACTTCTGAAATAGCTTGAGTGAATCCCGAAACTCAATACCATTTGAGAACTCAAGAGTGAGGGGCTTTCTGCTCTTGGTATAAAGCGCTTTGCAGTCACCCCAGCGAAGCGTTAAAAGCTGAATAAGATAGGTAAACTCATAGCCCAGATTGTGGACATACACGACCAGTTTTCTTTTGTCCGTAATACGCCACTTATCACAGAGCGTTTCCACGATTTCTGCCCAGTCTTCAAAGTAACGGGGAACGACGACCACGCCACCCACGCACATCTGAAAGCTGTATGCAAAACCGTCTGCGTCGCCGTTCGTCGTCTCAATATCAAAGGTGCAAGTAGTATCAATATACTCGACGTGTTTTCCCCTCTGGAAAGCAGTGCGCGGCATGAAGTCCATGTAACTCATGAACTCCCCAGCCGTCTCACACACCATAATATCTTGACTGAATCGCATTATCTTCCCCGCCTGTTCCTCAGCATTTGAAGGATGATTGCACCCTGCATTTTATCCTTTTCTACTCTACCCTGAAATTCTTGCGCAATCTGTTGCAAGTTGTCTATCTGGTTACTGGTGATTGCTTGGTATATGACCTCAGAACCATACAGCTGTTCATTCTTCTCAGTCATGAACCGGTCGAACAAATCACCCAGCTCTTCGGGCGTACCGGTGAAGCCCATCTCCCGCGCACGTTCCACTTTCTTTTCGACGGATTCACGATACCCCGTCACGGTGGAAGTCTTCTTTATCATAAACTCCCGGAGACTGATGAACTGTTTTTCAAGCTCTGCCCGGGTCATCTTGGTTACACCTTCCTTGAAGCGGGGTTTTTCCTGCTCTGTCCGCTTCTGTAGCCATTTGTACGCGGGGGATTTATCCAACAGGCCCTTCTTCTCTAGGGTGCGAATACGAGTGTTTGCCGCTTTGGCGGCTTTCTTCACAATGCCCCTCAGCTCATCTTCGGAGTACATACGGGGGGCTTTATTGCCGGGCGCGTATGTTCCCCAGTCATGAGAACGGAAGGGGCGGCCTTTGCCGCCCTGTTTCCGTGGTTTCTTTGCCTCTGTCGTTTTGGCGTCCTTTGCATCCTTTGCTTTCGTCTTCCTTGCGCTCTGGGCTTTCGGCCCTGTCTTCTTGGATGTCCGCGCCCTTGCGTCAGGGGCTTTCTTGATAAGCCCCGTGTCTGTCTTTGCTTTCTTCATGGTGTTACCTCTTACCTGAATATGTGACCCGAATACCATTCTTGACGGGCGTCACCACCGGAAAATAGCCCATAACTCTGAGACTTTCATACAGCGTATATAACGCCCGGTCAAACTCCACACCGTCCACTACTTGTCTTGCACACGCGGAGACAGGCCGCTTGAACATCCCGGGCTTTGCCGCCCCATACTCATATATGAAGACCACCATTAAAACAAACCCCCTAACGTCTCCATGAGCTGAATGAAGAACACCAAACCAACGACGCCCCAGACCAGAGACAGGAGCAAGCCCAGAATCTCGACCCACTCCATGACATGACGGTGGAAGCGGTCTGTGTTGTCCTCTTTCTGTTCGTACAAGTACCACTGATTCATCTTCATATCAAAACCATCCTTTCCACTCTGCGTAACCTACGACAACCGCACCGATGAGCAGGAGCGCCGCAAACGGCGCAATGCATGAAAACTGGTATACTGTCATTACACCCACCCCTTTATCTCGATGTCCTGAATGACCTCATATGGAGCATCAAGAACCGGAACAATCCTGCCAGTATACAGATTGACAGCTCTATCCGTCGTGTCCACCTTCAACAGAATCCCGTGGGACGTCTCCCGGGTTTCATTCTTATACTGAAAGTATGTGCCAGCTGGAAGATAAGGAGCTGGCACATCAACAGAACGCCGTACAATGTTCGCCTTCACCATGTTAAAACTCCCCCTTTGCAAAATATGCGACAAGCTCATCTGCTTCAAAGGTTGGCTCTTGGGACTGAGGGCAACGCCTGATTGCGGTGCATTCATAAACCCTATGAATGTAATAGCGATAACCGCCCCAGATGCACCGTTCTTTCGTCCCTTCCTTCCTTTTGAGGTCTGCCAGAATCCATGCCCAACAACTGGGTTTGATATACTGAATCATACTTGCACCCCCCTCATAGCTAAATGCAACTCTACATCATACCGCTGACGCGCCACTTCTTCGAAGTCTCCAAGCTCTACATTCCGTTCCCATACCTGAACCACCTTTTCAGCGGGATTGTATGTGTACATCCTACGGGCGGCAACATACCGCCCCCGTGTGCTCAATGCACTGAGCATCTTATCAGTGAATTTAATCATCAAATAACCCCCTTAAACTTGTTGCTGTATACTTCGCAAGTCGTACCGGATTCAAAGACCCTGACCGAAGTGTGGTCATAATGGTCTATTGCGTAGTAGTCAAGCCCGAAATAATTGAAACGCTTTGCAATTCCTGTCTCTCTTGCCTTTGCAATCAGCTCATAGACTATGTACATGTCAATCATGTTCTTACTCCTTTCTTACTCCTTCTTACTCCTTCTTACTCCTTCTTACTGTATACAGTATAGCACATCTGTACGCAACTGTCAACACTTCTTGTTGAAATACTTCCTAGAATCCTTCTTGGTGTACCACCTTGCGTCCATGTTTGTGTGCATTGTTGTAT